CTGCGCCAGATTGAGTACAGAGTAGAAAGTCCAGATGACACACCTGGCTCACAAGAAGCGGGTGAGTTTCTGGAATCGTGCATGGACGACATGTCACATAGCTGGGATGACTTGATCTCAGAGATCTTGAGCATGCTGGTCTACGGCTGGAGCTGGCACGAGATCGTGTACAAGCAGCGGGTCGGGCCGTATGAGAAGAACCCGAAGTACCGCAGCAAGCACACCGATGGCCGGATTGGCTGGCGGAAGATCCCGATTCGTGCGCAGGAGACATTGCTGCGCTGGTCGTTCCAGGACGATGGCTCGATCCAAGCCATGATCCAGCTAGCGCCGCCGAAGTATCAGACCACTGTCATTCCGATTGATAAATCATTGCTGTTCCGCACAACTAGTGTGAAAAATAACCCTGAGGGTCGCTCCATCCTGCGTAATGCGTATCGCAGTTGGTACATGAAGAAGCGGCTTGAAGAGTATGAGGGGATTGGTGTTGAGCGCGATCTTGCTGGTCTGCCGGTAGGAAAGCTGCCTGCGTCGTACTTCAACAGCACCAATCCCAAAGAGTCGCAGATGCTCGAAGGCTTTCGGAAGATGGTGCGCTCAGTACGCCGTGATGAGCAGGAAGGCGTGCTGATTCCGCAGGACTTCGACCAGGACACCAAGCAGCCACTGTTCGATTTCCAGCTGCTAGCCAGCGCAGGCTCACGGCAGTTTGACACCAACGCCATTATCCAGCGCTATGAGCAGCGCATGCTCATGACGTCGCTAGCAGATTTTATTCTGGTTGGCCATGAAGATGTCGGTAGCTATGCCATGGTCACCGACAAGTCAGGCATGTTCCGTACTACTGTCAACAGCTTTGCACAATCTATTGCTGAGGTATTTAACAGGTACGCGATTCCACGGCTGTTTGCGATCAACGGGTGGAAGCTCGATGAGCTGCCGCAGATCGTGCCGAACAACGTCGATCCGCCGAACCTGACTGAGCTGGCTGGCTTCATGACGGCGATGGCGCAGACCGGCATCACGTGGTTCCCCGATCCAGAGCTCGAAGGATTTATTCGGGATGCTGCTGGATTGCCGCAGCTGAGCAAGGACATGGAACAGGTACGCGAGTTCCAGCAGAAGCAGAACGAGATCATGCAGATTGCACAGCAGCAGCTCGGCATGGTGCAGATGAAGCAGCAGGCAGAGATGGGCGCACAGCAGGTTGCTGCTGGCCCAGAAGACCCTAACCAGCAAGCGCAGCAGAAGCAGGAGCTGCACGGGGTCAAGATGCAGGGTGCTCAGCAGCAGAACCAGATTGCGGCGGCTAAGGGCCAGGAACAGCTGAACTTCCAGCGCGCACAGAACAAGCAGAAGCTCGGCCAGAATCGTGATCGGCATCAGCTCCAGATGAGCCAGGCACGCAAGAAGGCACAGAAACCGCCGCCACGAAAATGACCATTCACAAGAGCTATTTGGGTTTTGGTAGATGGGCCAGCGTTACTGACCTTGGCACACAGGGACGGCAGATTGTTCGTAATCGTGCATTATTTCATATGGATAATCCGAAGATGCCAAAACCCGATACATGGCAGCACGAACGAGCCGCATCAGCTGTAGCAGGCAGATTGCACAAGATTAAGACAACACCATCATTAATCAAGAATATTCACTATGGCGCATCAGTGAGCTCGGCGCAAAAGCGTATGTTAGAAGAGCAATTAAAAGGTGCCAGTCCGCCTCGTGGCAAGGTAGTTATCCATACTCGACAGCCTACATTGCGATCACGATCAGGCAGGCGTAACAAGATAGCTAACCAGGTAGGACAACGCGCAGCTCAGCTTGGTGAGAACCAAGCTTATGTAGCAGATGCCGCAGAGAACACTGTTGCCTATGCACTTGCAGGTGGACGTAAGCGCACATCACACATCATCATTACACAGCCAGAGCAGTTTGCAAGAGAGCCCGGTATTATTCACCACGAGCTTGCACATGTGAATATTCGAAGAGCAGGACGCTCACGACCAGTATATGCAGCGCAGAAAGAAGAAGCCCGAGCGAACTGGGTTGCTGGACAACATCGGCAGAAAGGCGTTGCTCAGGTCTACGAGAAGTACCCAACTTCTGGTTACACCAAGATGCGTGGTCAGTTAGCCAAAGTACCGACACGGCGTCGCAATCCGTTCGCGCCTGCGGAGCTCAAGGTGGGGCCAAGTCCGTATGCGCAGAGTTACAAATCAAGATCAAACTTGCAGAAATCCCGGGCCGGATACCTACGGAGAGTGACATGGCGTTCGTAGAGATCACCAAAGCCTTCTTTGGTGTGCCCGAGGACGATCAGCAGTTCAACTTGCCAGCTGCCGTTGCTGCGTACCACGACGTGATGGCGATGGACGACGATGCCGCTCGCTATCTGATCAGCTCGCTGGTGTTCGACCGTGCGACGCAGGAGATCCAGAAGAACAAGATCAAGATCCAGGCCATTGTTGATCGTTATGTCGATGAACGTCTGAGCCACATGCAGCCAGTCATTAAGAGGATGTATATTAAAAAGTCGCTCGATAACGATGACACCACATCATTGGAGCAGGCATATCAGCTGATCAGTAAGCAGAGTTGGCGAGACCAGCCGCGTGGTGGTAATCCTGAAAACGTGGGTCAGTTTTCACGATTTTGGGGATCGCGAGCAACAGCATCGCATCCCATTACGTATATGAAGCGACCGCCACTGAGCAATGCCCAAGCTCAAAAGCACAATATTCCAAACCCACCTACAAAGAACAGGCAGGGACGCGAACTCGGGAAATGGACTGCTCAGGAAAGGTCTGACTACCAGCAGGCTTACATGCAGGTTGCGCGTCAGTTGGATCGGTATACGGCCATCCCTGGGCTTGCTACTGGCTCAACCGTTGAGTACGTGTTCGAAGACGCTGCTGGTCACCGCACCACTCAGGTTGTCCCAGAGTTTGAGCATCCGCATTACTCCAAGGGCAGTCGCCTGATGGAAATGCATGTCAATGTCCCAGCAGATGTCAACGTAGCTGGTGCAGGCTTTAATGTGTTGCAGGCGCTAGGAGGCGGAAATGCAGGAGTCGTTGGGGCAGACCTCTTCCAGGGAGCTCAGCCCCGTGCTGGTAATGCACTCCGCACCTTCAATGACACCTGGTTCGAACCACCCGAAGCCCGAGCAACCGCCACTAACGAGCCGTTCTATGGTCGCCTTGGTGCAGCTGCTGAGCTGGTGGATACGCTAGCTCCAGAAACTGCACTCAAAACCAAACTGGCTGCCAAGACAGGAAAATTTGTTGGCCAGTATGGCAACGAGGCTGAGAAAGTTCTAGGTCCACATGCACGTAAATCAGCCTATCGTTATCGTGGTGTGGAAAAAGCACCGGATGCTGACACAGTGACGTCACTGAACGAATGGAAGAAATCAGCACAGGGCAATCGCGATCTGACCAGGCGTGGCGCATTGGGCTATGCGCCAGGCGATTCAGCCGAACAGCGCGCTGCTGATGGCTTCCTGATTCAGTATTTGGCCAACCGGTTGCCGAAGAAGGAGCTCAGTGAGCTCCAGCTCAAGAGCGGGGTCACGCCGCCCAGCCAGGGCTTCATCATCGATGCCAAGGGCAACATCGTGACTGAAGCTGTTGGGTATGGAGACGATCATTACTTGCCCTTCAATCTGAAAAATCTTGGTCGTCTTCGTGGTGGCGAATATGTACGTACCCGTTCAGTAGGTGGACCAACCACTGAGGATATTTATGCGGGATTGGTATCGGGTGCACGCAGTGTGACTGTGGTTAGTCGATCTGGTGTCTTTGTTGTGAACTTCGATGACACGTTCCGTGGTGGACGTCGGTATAACGACAAAGCTGCACGTATGGTTAGTCGGTATGGCAAATTGCTGGACGCAGTCAAGGAAGGCAAGGTCACGCTGTCGGATGTGCCAGATGACCGACGTCTAGAACTCCGTCAGCAAGCGCGTGACGAAGCCTTTGGCGAGCAAGCGCAGGAAGCGCGTTATCGCGAGCTGTTCGAGGAGGAGCGTCGCAACCCCACGCCGAGCAAAGCTATGGATCGCAAGATGAACGCGACTGCCATTAATAACGCCCATGGGGATGCAGAAGAAGAGCGGCGACTCAAGATAGAACTGCTCAACCAGTATCAAAACAAGAACCGCTATCGCACGATGCATCTCAACTCTGCTGGCTACCAAGCAGCTTTGGGCAGTTTGAAGGAACAGTTCCCGTATTACTTCGGCGATATTGCGCACTATCCATTGCCGGATGAAGAGCCAGGTGCACGAGGTGAGCGTGACTTCGGCTATGTCAAGCCACGTTATCTACGCCCACAAGCAGCACTCGAAGGATATTGGGATCCAACAATTTCAGGTGTTGGCACCTACACCGGTGGTGCAGGCGAACAGCTAGTGACGGGTAAGAACACCGCAGATATCACCAACTACGCCAACTTCCGATACAGCCGCAATAACCCACGCGTGAATATTCCTAGTCAGCAAGCTGTCCAAGCAGCAGGTGGAGTACGAGCCGCGTTGCGTCAGGTTGCGCCGACACCGGCTACTCAAGCTGCTCCAGCAGCTGCTGATGCTGATGACGCACGAGCTGCTGCTGCTTTGGCGCTGGTGAATAAAGTCCGCTCGATGTCCACTATCCAAACTCCAGCTGGACCATTGGATGTGGAATGGATTACCGGAAACAACATCCCTGAACTAGCACCTTTTGCGGGCGAGACTTTTGACCTACCTGGTATCAAACGCAAGATGCAGGATCCGCAATGGATTGCCAATATGTCCTCGATGGCACGTCGACTAGCTCAACGGAATCCTGAGATCAACGAGCCGCTGCGTGCGTTCACTGAATCGGCTGCACCAGCTGAAGCACGTGATTATGACCCCGAGCTAGCTAAGACTTCGATGGGTCCGTTTAAGTGGCAAGGTGGCGCATTCCAGCCTGATCGCACCGCTTCGTTCTATGGCGGAATTATCAATGGCGAGATGATGAGTAATGTAGCCCAGGCTGCTGAAGCACAAGGTGGCGCAACACCATTTGACCAGGCTGATCGACTCATTCGGTATTACCAAGGTAAAGCTGCTGCGTATGACGAAGAGACACGACGCGGACAACGGCACGCTGACAATCCCCGCGATCTCGCTCTGCGCCTAGAACAAGCGCACCAGTACAAGCGGTTGCTTCAGCTTCAGCGGGATGCTGCTCGCCGTGAGACACCGGTCGTTCAGCCACAAGAACAGTTCACCGTGATGGATGAAGACGAAGCACTGCGCGAACTTCAGCGCCGTCAGCGCAATCGTCCGCAGGCTATTGAGCCAGGTGAAGGCGGGGTTACCGACATCACGTCATGACCATTGCGCCGGAAGACACCTTGGTGGATCCGTATGATCCACAGGTTTTGCTTGCGCAGGCAGCTAATCCCACTCAATATGTAGCAGACCAAGGCAATAAAGCCACAGATATTACTGAGGTTGCGCTAGCACTTGGTGCAGCGTTTCTATTGTGGCGAGCTTTTGCCAGTCGCAATATTGACATCGGTCGACGTGATCTGAACGCACAGAATCTGAAGGCCGCTGCGGTGTTGGCGTATGAGAACACTGCTCCGATCTGGGTGCGTGCTGCGGTGCCTGCTATTGCGCGGGCGTATCAGCTCGGTGCTCCTGGAATGACGCATGAAGAGTCCAGCCTGCTCGCGCAGGACTATGCGGCCAGCTTGGGTGACTACATTCACCAGACCAGCGGGGATGCCTTGGTCGAGGGGTATCAGGCATTGGTCAATCGTCGGTGGTCACCTGAGCTGGCTTATGTCCGGGCAAAGGCTGCCTATGGTGTGGATTCACCAGGGATGCTCGCCTATGTGAACTCCTTGGACGCGGCGAAGGACACTGCTGTGTCGTTCACCAGCACCGAGCAGCTCAACGATGTGTCGGCTCGGCTTGCTGATCGGTTGCTGGCCTCCCGCGCGCACGTGATTGGGACTAATGAGTCCTGGACGATTTCCCAAATGGGCAAGCAGGTCATGTGGCTCATTGCCCAGGCCGAGGGATCTTTGGGTCTGGATGCCACCAAGATCTGGATCACTGCTCGTGATGAACGTGTATGTCCAGTGTGTGCTCCGCTGGACGGAGTGGAAGTCCGGGTCAACGGCAAGTTCCGGGTGGAAGGAAAGGGTGGGTTATGGGGACCTGCCGCTCATGTGAACTGCCGGTGCACGATGGACATCTCCGATCCCGACAACGTGGCGAAGCGATTCGATCCGCATCAGCCGCGTAATGAGCTCGGTCAATGGTCAGGGGGCGTCTCGTACTACCGACGTACGGCCTACACGTTGAACGCGATGCCGACTGTAGAAGCACGGCTACCGAAGAACCGGACGTCGCAGCTGGCGCATACCGCTCGTCGCCAGGTGATGGAGCCGAGGCATTTGCTCACGCCGATCCAGCAGCGTGATCGGGGCATGGCCACGGTCGCTCGTGGTGCTGCGGTATGGAGCTCATCTGGTCGTGGCGTGGACAAGCTGCGTCGGTTTGCTGAGCAGGATCAGCAGTACTACGCCGAGCGGATGCGGGTGCATGGCTCTGAGCGTGCGATGCGGTTGTTGATTCGGACCATTGAGAGCTCGCCTGCGAATGCGCCAGAGCTATATCGCGGGCTCACGGTGACTCCTGAGCATCTGGATGAACTTCAGGTTGGCTCCAGTCTCACGTTGCCGCTCAGCTCGTTCAGCTCAGATCAGCGGCTCAGCGCGTCCTATGCGCTGCGCTGGGGACCGATGATTGCGCAGAACAGGGCGAAGCGCCTTGGTGTGGTTGGTCCGGTCGCTGATCAGCCTGTGTTGATGACGCTAGAGCCTAAAGCTCAGGCTCTGAATATTTCCAACATTGTGCCGGAGCGTAATGCTGAATGGATGACACAGGGTGAGTTTGTCATTACCAATGTCACCAAAGACAACGGATTGACTACCGTCACAGTTAAACAAGTCAACAACCGAATTAGTAAGGCGGATTTTGAAGAGTCTGAACACCCACGTAACCAGCGCGGACGATTCCGCTACAAAGGTCGTGCGCCAGCGCCGGTTACCGAGCGGGAGATGACCGAAGCTCAGCGGTTGGTCGATGAAGCCGTACGACGGGCGACTGAAGTGGTAGAGCGTCCGACAGAACAGCCGACACAGGATCCCTTTGCCAACCCGTTTGCTAATCCCTTCGCCAATCCGTTTGCTAACCCGTTCGCAGCTCCGGTGGAAGCCCAGGAAAAGATCAAGACACCGCTCTTCTCGAACCCGTTCACGTCAACTAATCCCTACGTCCAAGCCCGAGCGAAGGCGATCCAGCGTCGCTTGATCATTTTGCGACGGCATGAAGATCCACCGATTACTAATCCTGGACCAGACGAACCACGTGGTTATACCGGTGGTTCACCGTTGTATCGCGCCGTGCCGCAGAATGAAGGGTTCCAGGACCTCAGCGAAGGCGACATCATCGACTTCCCCATGTTTATTCGGGGCGGTCGTCAAGGTGCGTTGTTTGAGAGTGAACAGACTCGTATTTTCAGTACTTTCCAAGATTTTGCACGTGACCTTCAAGCCCTGACTGATTTGAACCAGCGTCCACCATCTGAGGGTGAGATTAACGCTACGACTGTTGCTTTAAGAAATTACCTCAATGCGGAGACTGACACCTTTATTTATAACCTGGCTGATGAAGCTGGACATGATGTTCCCCGTAATAAGAATTTGGCTATCCAGTCACTTCTTGAGGAATGGGAAGTAGGAAATCCTCATGTCATTGAAGTACTAGAACAAAATTACGAAGAGGAACTAGAAGAGCTTCGTGAAGGGATGAGACGGCAGGTATTTGAATCTGGCAATGAGTATGAGGGCGAAGATTTCACTGCCTTTATGGACGAAGAGTTTAAGCCCCAGATGTATGTCATTGACCATCCAGATGACTCACCACAGTCCGCTGGCGATAGCAATGGAATCTCACTGTGGGATGTGTGGGGCAAGTATGAGGTCACGCATATCGACAATGATCAAATTTTGGTAGAGGGACATCCACACCCCTGGGTACCCGAAGTCCAGATGATCCACCTACGTAAGATCAGTGATGAAGAAGCAGAAGATATCCAAGATGAGAATCTAAACGATTTGCAAGACGATTACGAGAACCGTCGCTACGGCTCGCACCCACCGCCTGAACACCTAAGGTGACCAACGGAAAGGCCAGCAATGCGGGACGATAAAGCTATGAGCGTCTTCGAAGAGGTGACCAAGAGCCTCTTTGGGGACGCCGTCGACTCGCGCGAGCTCTTTGCCAAGTTCAATCCTGATGGTTCGTCGTTGCATGTAAATCGTACGTATACCAAAAAGGCAAAAGGAGACCGCCGTCAGCGGATGGTAACTGCTGGTCTTTCTGCTACTGGTGCAGCAGCGGGAGCAGCTGGTCTTGGGGTAGCGGCCCGAGACATCAAAGAAGCTGGTAGCTGGGCTAAGACGCGGCGAAGCAGCAAGGTGCTGTTGCCGCTTGAGGTTGCTGGTCTTGGTGGCGAGATCATGGCTACCAAGCTTTTGCACCATGATGTGAAGGCTGCTGCACCGCCCAAGCCGCCAGCGCCTAAGAAGCCACACGTCTTTATTAAGAGCGCCGACTACGATCAAATTATTAAAGCACGCAGGCTAGGGGTTATTGACACTGAGCAAGCTCTGGATTTGATCGAGAAGGTCAGTGTTCCTAAGCCACTTGTCCAGGCGGGACGGTTACTGCGTCATCACACCACGCCTAAGGGCCGTAAGCAGATGAAGCAGGGCAAGGCGTATGCCAGCTACGCCGACAACATCATCGAGCAGGGCATCAACCATGTCGGGACGCCGATTCTGCGGCGAGCGGGCTATGTCAGCGCTGGTGGTGCGGGAGCAATCGGAGGAGTGCTGGCCCATAAGCACTATGTGAAGCGAAAGGGCCAGCAAACCTCGCCATCGAAGACCTCCACAGCACTGGCAGCATTGCCGCCCGTGCAGGTGTCTGCGGTCACACTGAAGAAGAGCATCACATGGGAAGGCGAGATCTCCAAGGTCAACGAGGAGAAGCACCAGGTCTTCGGCTGGGCCACCGTGACAGAGGTTGACGGGCAGCCGGTGGTGGATCGGCAAAACGATTTGGTCAGCTTGGACGAGATCGAGAAGGCTGCGTACGAGTACGTGATCTCATCTCGGGTGGGTGGCGATCAGCATCAACGTGCTGGTGGCGCACCATATAAAGCCGCTGATCTTATTGAGTCGTTCCTCGTGACGGACGAAAAGCTCGCTGAGCTCGGGATTGAGCCGTCCCAGGTCTCCAAGCGTGGCTGGTGGATGGGCTTCCACGTCAAGGACGATAGGCAGTGGGAGCTGATTAAAAAGGGCGGACGGACCGGCTTCTCGATTCATGGCAAGGGCCACCGAACGGAGCGTGACCTGTGATTAGCGCATTTGGTATTGACCATGGGGATGAGATCAGTAAAAAGAAACTGACCGCCAAGGCACGCAAGCGCATCCCGAAGAAGAACTTTGCGCTGCCTGGTGGACGCTATCCGATCAACGATGCCAACCATGCTCGTAATGCACTAGCTCGGGTCTCTCAGCACGGAACGCCAGAAGAGAAGGCTCGGGTTCGCGCCAAGGTCCATAACAAGTATCCAGGGATTGGGAGTTAGCGATGATTACCGGCTCTAGCCCGGGGGCTTGGGGAACCACCGCCAACATGGTCAAGGCGCTGAACCTGGCCCCGCACAACATCGTTCGCTGTTTCAGTCCTTCTGATGCGGCAGGCGTCACGGCTGGGTTTGCCATTGCCTACAGCAATGACTCTGGCCACAACCGTGGCGCTGACTTGGTCAACATGAAGCAGGGCGATTCAGCCTGGAACTCGTGGCTGACCGAGCTCACGCGGGTGTTCGCGCGCGATGACGCTGCGGGCTACCTGATCGTGGATCACGAGTTCGACATTCACTCCAATGACTACCCAGCCGAGGCGCATAAATACGCTCAGCTGAATCTTCTGCGTAACCAGCTCAACAAAGGCCGGACGCACAAGATCCAGACTGCTGTGGTGACCACCGGCATGGTCTACGACAGCCAGGCCTACAAGCAGCTGACCCAGATCCCGGCCAACGTGATCGGAGTGGATAACTACGCTCGCAAGCACTGGGACACCTGTGGCGCATTTGCGAAGAGCATTAAGAAGCCGTGTGGCGCATTTGAGAACGGGATCCAGGCTCAGACCGACCCGAACAAGTACACCGACGCGCAGGTCTCCGCAGCCATGACTCAGGACTTCGCCTCAGCCAAGAAGGCTGGCTTCGCGGTGTTCTGCTACTGGCCCAACGGGGGCAATGATCTTACCAAGCGCCCGCTCTCCACGAAGAACCTTGCCGCCTTCTGTGCTGCCAACCGCTAATGCCATTCAAATCGAGAGCTCAACAAAAATGGGCATTTGCCAATGACATGCCCTGGGCTCACGAATGGGCGAGTAAGACTAACTTTAAGAAGCTGCCCAAGCGTAAGAAAAGGGTGAGGAAGGCCATGAACGATCCGTTCAACATTAATAAGTTCCAGCCTCCCTCGCATAAAACCAGGCGCAATATTCTTGGTGTAGAAGCTGGTGGCTTTGGCGCAACGGCAGCTTACCAGGGCGCTAAGGCATACCGACTGAAGAAGCTATCGGGCGATTATGCAGGGCACGCTCATGGTTTTGGTCAGCAGGCTACTGAACTGTCAGGCATGCGCCATCACTTTGAAGCAGGTGCGGCCCGCGCATCGCAATTTGCTGCTGGTGAAAAAGCAGGCAAACTGTTGACGGAATCTCGTCGGGCAGGCAAGTTTGGTGTAGCGGCTGGTGTTATTGGTACAGCGTTGGGGGCAGCGGCTATTCACCAGAATCGAAAGATTAAGAAGAGCTCAACGCTGGAGCGGCATCAGAACGCGGGTGTGGTTGCAGGTGCAGTCCTCGGTGGAACTGCGGCCACTATTGCGACACGCGGGCGGTATCTCCCCGGTATTACTCGGCATATGGGGCAGTCAGGTCGGGCGCTGTACAAGCTGGAGCGGTCGACAGCCATGCCGACTGAAAAGGGCGCGAAGGTTATCTCGCGCGCACATGCAGCCCGATCAGTAGCACGGAGTACGAAGATCCGTTCGCAGAACATTGGGCGTCGAGCTATCGCTCCGAGGATTGCTGGCTCAGCCACGTTCGGAGCATTGGGTGGAGGTCTTGCTGGTGCGACGGTAGGAACGGCTACGGGGCTTGCTGCTACTCATAACAAGCACAAGAAGAACGGATTTATCAAGTCTGCTTTTGGTGTAGAGCATGACATTAGTAAGACAGTTCTACTTCCCAAGCCTTTTACTGGCGGGAAGAAGCTCAAGCCGATCAAGCCGATTCAGCCACCTAAGCCGGGGATGAAGAACGCCAACTCGAAGAACGACACCACGATGGCAGGTAGCTCGTCACCGTGACCAAGTACCTCTCTCCCGAGAAGATCGAGCGGCGCAAGAAGCTTCAGCACCGCTTGACGGTTGGTGCTGCCACGCTCGGTCTGGCCACGGTGGGAACGAAGACGGGTGGGGCCACCCTCAAGATGCTCAAGAAGGCCCCGAGGGCAACAACGGCGCTAGGTCACTTCACCAACGTGGGAGCGACGACCGCAGGCGCGATGGGTTCTGTGAGTGCATTGGCATACAGCGATCTGCGTAATACAAAGGTGAAGAAGCCTCATATTCGCCAGACCAATACATCGGCGTTTGGAGTCAATCACTCATGACTGCTGGTGTGTACGACCTCTACATCGAGGCTGAGGCCGGATTTGAGCAGGATTTTCTCTGGGAAGGTGACGATGGACTTCCTGTGAGTTTGGTGGGTTATACAGCTGAGATGATGTTCCGAGTGAATTACGCCGACAACACTCCCGTTCTAACATTGTCTGATGGGGGAAATGGGATTGAGTTGGGCGGCGCGGGTGGCACCATCGTCATTAAATTGACACATATTCAAACAGGTGCGTTATCCGTAGGAAACTACGTATATGACATCCTCATGACCCCACCGACTGGTGAACCCATCCGGTTTTTGCAGGGAGCAGCCAAGGTGAGTCCGGCGGTGACGAAGCCATGACCCAAGTCATCATTACCCAAGGACCGAGCAAGACCGTGGTGGTCTCGCCGGGTGAAGGGGGCGGAACAGGTGTTCCTGGTCCTCCTGGCCCTGCGGGTCCCGCTGGTCCGGCAGGTCCGGCAGGCCCAGCTGGTTCTGATGGCGCTGCGGGCCCTACCGGCGCAACAGGAGCCGCAGGAGCTACTGGTCCGGCTGGTGCTACGGGTCCGCCAGGGCCTGCTGTCCCGCTGGACACCGTCACTCCCCAGCTGATTGCGGGGACAGACAGCGGGGGTAGCGCAGGCGTCTCTGCGGCAGCCTCAAAGTCTGACCACGTGCACGGCATCGCGGTGCACTCCCACGCAGACATCCACACTGGTGGAGCGATCTCAGGGGGTGCTGGTGGAGGACTTCAGCCTTCCAACAACCTGTCTGATGTGTCATCTGTGGCCACGTCCCGCACCAATCTGGGCCTTGGGACTGCCGCCGTACAGAACACCACGGCCTTTGATGCAGCTGGTGCAGCTACCACAGCACAGAATAATTCACTGCAAAAGGCGTCCAACCTGTCTGATCTGGCAAGTGCTGCGACAGCCCGAACGAATCTAGCTCTGGGTAACTCAGCTACTCTAAACGTAGGTACAACTGCTGGGACAGTGGCAGCAGGTAATGACAGCCGATTTGCCAGTATTGGGTCAGCGGTAGCAGCTAATGTCACCGTTGACGCCTCGACGTCTAACCCGCAGAACCCGGCTCCGTATCACGACGTCCAGACGATGTCGGACTACTACAGCCGTGCAATCTGGGACATCCCGCAGCTGCTGGACCGGCAAGTTATCGCAGATGTGCTGATGCTGGTCTACGCGCTCGAAGGTGCGGCTCCTACTACCGGGCCGGACGGAGTCAG